GTTTAAAGAACGTCTTGCTGTTTTTAATTGATATCCAGAGCTTACTTGTGAACCAATACGTTCGTATGCTTCTGCAATTATCTCATCAACTGCGAACGTTTTGTCGAAAGTAACTGTGCCTGAAGTTGTATTGGCCATATGTTACCTTCCTATGTAGGTGTTTTAATAAATTCTGCTATTGCTGTGTACATGTTGCCAGCGTCAGCTGCTGCCGCTACAACAAAATTAATATCACCATTCGTATTAGCATCAGTGCTTGGTGGCAATCCACCAAACTCTCTAAAATCCCAATAGGCTGCGCCGGTTAATCCCAATAAAGGTCTATCCCCGTCAGAGTCTTCAAAATCTAAACGCGCAAACGAATCAAAACCATTTCCTGGTGAACATGAAAACCATATTCTTTGTAAGGTTCCAAGTGATGCGGCGCCATTAACTAATCTAGCTGAAGAATCAAAAAATACTGTTGTGCTGCCGTTTCCGTCTGATTCGACAACTATTTTTAGTGTTACTCGTTTGTCATTTTCTTGTAGGACTTCTGGTCCTGTTACTGTGTCTGCCATTTGTTTCCCTCCTTAATTAAGAAACTGTGGGGCCGAAGCCCCACATTAATTATTTATTATTATTAACCGTTAGATGTGTCTACAGCCATACCAGTTATTCTAATCCATAATTTACCTGCTGTGTAAGCGGCATTAGTTGCTGCTCCTGCAGTTAGATATATGTGTTTTTTAGCTGCTGCTAAATCAGCACCTGCGTCTGCAGTTGCATAGAAACCTAAAGTTAAGTCACCATTGTTAAGTAAGTTTGTTCCACTAGTTACTGCTGCATCTTCTGCATCAGTAGCTGTTGCTGAACAATCTAGATTAATATCTGGATCTCCACCTGTTGGTACTTCTGTACAACCAAATTCAACTAACATTGGTACACCATTAATTTCATGATCTATTTCTGCAATGTATGCATTCGCTGCGTCTGCAGTTCCAATTACATCACCTGCTGATCCACCTGAAGAAGCTCCACCATGTAAATCAATTAAAATTGTAGTAGTAATTGTTCCACCTAGTTTGTCTACAAATGTGTTGATTGCTGCATCAGGAAAACCTGATCCATGTGCTGCTGGTGTGATTGTACCTAATCTTGTTGCTGCTGTACCAAGAGAAGCATTGTTTGCTCCTGTTGATGTTCCAGCTGCTACAATGTTATTTCCTGTTGCTGCTACTTTTTGAATGTCGATACCACCGTCAGAAGCTACTTCTAACTGATCAGTAAAAGCACCTTGTGCATCTTTTGATACAACTTTTAGACCAGATTCTGATCTAACTATTCCGTTAAACGTTGTTGTTGCCATTTTATATTCCTCCTAGAATACATAAATGTAGTCCCTAGGGATGTCGACTGTACGCGTCTACATTTACTTTATTTTATTTAATGTACAGTGTGGTAATTATACAACATATTTATATGGAGTGCAAGAGATTCTGTAGTGAAAGTGGTATTTCAGTGATGTAGCTTTTTACTAAGTAGCTACGGAAACTTGTGGTGCAGAATCGTCTACTTTGTTAACATGCTGTGCTAACTCAGCTTCTTTCATCTTAATGTCAGATATTACTTGTCTAACTTTATGATCTATTCTGACCATATCAAGGGTATATCTTCCCTCGTTAAGATGCTCCTGCTCCCAACTCAACTCCAAGGACCTTTTTTGTTTGTATAGGTCTTGTAAGTTTATCATCGTTAATCTCCTCAAAGGTTAACCATTTTTTATTCAAACTATAAAAGTTTGATTTCTCCCAATTAATATCATTTTTTCCTAGTTTGTCAAGTATAGCATTTTCTAGTTCTTGAGAACTATCATTAGCCATAACTTTGAACTCGGTTATGTAGCCGTAGGCAGTGATTTTAATTAAGAATTTTTTCATTGAGTTTTATATGTTGCAAAAAAAATGAGGCGGTTTTAAGGCCGCCTCACAATTATTTATTTAGACTACGCTGCTCCTGGTGATCCGAAGATACCTCTAGGGTCTGAGAATCCAAATGAATATCTCTCTCTAGCTTTGTATCTAACGTTTCCAGTTTCGAAGTCGCCTTCCATCGAAGTTTTTACTGGTGCTCTAACAAACATTTTCAGTCCATTAGGTACATCAGTTTTGATGAAAAACGCATCTGTGTCAGTCAAGTAATGATTAACCACATAACCTTGTGGAATCATTCCCATGCTGCCAACTGCGTTGATGTCATTGTCAGCCGTTCCAGTTCTACCTTGAGATTTCATTAATCTCTCAGCTGTGAATTGAAGCGCAGAAGGAATTATCATTTTAACTCCCTTTGCTGCAATTTTTAGTCCTCTTTCATCAGTCATTGCTGCGATATCAATTAACGACTGCTCTAACGATGTTTCGTTAAGATCAGCTGCAGTTGATAGTTCATTTTTGAACGTTCCAGCAACGATTGGGTGAACAGCAGAACAAAGTTCTACTCCATCACCGCCTGTGAAAGATGAGCTAAACGCGTTGTTTAACACATTTGCTGCTTTAACTTGTTTCGCGTTAGCCATAGATCTAGCTAATGCTTTTGTATATCTAGACGCAAGTCTGTCATACAAATTGTCTTCAATCGCTTCTTCAGTGATTGAGAACGCTAAAGCAAGCGTTTCGTGAGTGTATCTAGCAGTGAAAGATTCCTGTGCTGTATCGTAGTTTACGCTTGAACCTTCAGGTTTAACTGAAGCGTTTGCGAAGCCACTTAACATTACTTCTTCTTCGAAAGCCCTGTCAGAATTTTCTACATCGAAAATCTGAGTGTGCTCATCTGCATAGTTCTTATATTCCAGGCCGAATAGTGCATTCAAACCTGGCTCTAGTTCTTTAACTAGTTGTGCTCTTGATATTGCCATAATAATACTCCTATTCTATTATACGCCTGTTGTTAATTTAAAGACATGTTCACCAGTGTTGAATATAACATATGCGTTTGCATTTGCTGTAGCTTCGTCACTGTTGTCTGGGTCTTTTGATATACCGATTTGTTTAAAACCGCCTGATGTACCTGAACTAGACGTGTCTATCTCAGAAGTTGACTGACCAGTAATAGCAGATCCTGCTACTCCTGTAAAATCAAATGCTGAATTATTCATCGCCGCTGTTCCAGTACCGTCATGCTGTGCTTCAAACACGATATTTGGGTCTGCATACACTGTAGCTACTATATCCGCTGCTGCGACTTGTGTATAGGAAGCTTTAAATGTAGGTTTACTTGTTGTGGGGTCAGTAAAAAAACAACCACCGAAAACACCCAATTGTTGTGTGTCTCCCGCTGCTGCTGGTTCAATACCACCGCCTGCTACTGCTTCAACGACTTGTCCACCAAAAATGGAACCTGAGGCGTTGTTAGCAATTGCATACTCTTCTGCTCTGATTTCACCAGACAAGTGTCTTGTCGGTCTGAAACCAAAAGCTGCATCTTTATTTGCCATAGTTTTATCCTTGTTCTGTTTATGGTTTTACCCATAAACGGGTTAATTGTTAATTCGTTGGTAGGGATTAACCCGAGAATCGTTAAAAAATTAACTTTTCTTTGTACCACCGAAGGTTACACGAGTCTGTCGATCATTATTGATCGGCATACTTGGATGCTGTTCCTTCATAAGATCGTTATCTATAGCATTATTTTTGTCTTCTACTTGTTTTGCAAAATAATTTTTTCTAGATTCTACAATCTCTTCTGGTATCCTTGCCAGCAATAGGCCGCCAACTCCGATTACTCCCTGATATTTACCTGTTTGAACACTTGGATAATCAGTGTCTGGGTATTGATCAGCTCTCACTAATTCATATCCAGATCTTAATTTAGCTGACATGTTTGATGAATCATCAAAACCCATACTCTCAGCTCTTAGCCATCTGTGTTTAAACCCGTCTGGTGCAGGGGGTGCATCTAAAGATGATGGTGGAGACCAAACTTTTTTTCTGTCCTCTTTGACTCTAGTTTGACTCGCACGTGAAGTTCTTTTTTCTGTTTCTTTTGTCATATGCCTATACTCCTTCCGTGATGTTTAATTGTTTCGCATACTCTTCTAATGGCACACCTAATTTTTTAGCGATTGTTACTTGTGATGGTGTGAGCCTCACAGTTTTGCGACCTGGGTTTACACTTCGTTTTGCCGAAGCAACTACTTGTGTAGGTTTAGTCGTAACCTTAACCTCTTGTTTATCAAATTTATGAGGAAAGTCAATACGCATTCTTTTATCTATTTCCTTATAATATTCATCCGTAGCAGGATCCATTCCTTCTTGTTCTGTTAGTTTCTTATGTAAATCAAACGCTGTATACGTCATAGCGCTATCTTTACCAAACCAAGAGTTATCTTCAGCCCATTCTTCAGCTCTAGGGTCATAAGCAGCATTTTGTGGTGCTATGGCCTGTTCTAAAGTTCTAGGTTGTTCAACTGGCTTTTTAGTTTCAGCTGCTCTTCTTTTTAAAGATTGAACTCTTGCTTCTTCAACACCTAATCTAGCAATTTGCTTTTGTGCTTCTACTTCAGATTTAATATCACCAGCTTCTCTTGCTGCTGAAAGTTTAGCTTCTGCTGCTTGTAAGCCAGATACTACTCTGCCTTCCATAGCGCTAACATAACTAGGTTCTAAAGATGAAACTTTATTCTGTAAAGTTTTGTGTTCAGCTTGAACTCCTTTTGCGTATTCTAAAGCAGCTTCTTTTTGTCTTTCTGCTTCACGCATTTTTTTAGTAAGCTTAGCAATTCTTTTCTTAACTCCATCGCTATACTCTTCTAATTCTTTTTTATCTTCAGGACTTTTATCTTCTTGAACCTTGACTTCTTTTTCTTCTTTAACAGGTTCTTCTGTTTTTTGTTCGGGTTTAGATTCTTCTGTTTTAACTTCTTCAACAATAGGTAGATTAGGGTCAATAACTTGTTCATCTTTTACCTCGTCTTTTTTTTCTTCTGGTAATGTTACATCAACTTCAGGTCCTGTATCGTCAATGTTTACCATCTCATTTGTTTCATATTTTCTAGTTTCTGGCATAGTTTCTCCTTATGGTTATATGTTATGAAGTACGGACTCAGGATTTTCTATGGTTCCTAAAACTTCGTCATCATTTAATAAACGAACTTCTCCGCCTTCGATGGGTAATCTTGATCCTGCGTATCTTGCAAAAATAACCCACTCACCTTTTTTGCACCACGGTCCTGTTGGAAATTTTTCTTTGTCATGGTAGGCCAACGGTCCTACTTTGATTACATAACCACAGTTCGTGGCTATACGTAATTTTTCTAATGATTCTTGCGCTATGATAATACCACCTTTGGTTTTCTCTTTCGGTGTGAAAGGTAAAACTAAAAGTCTCCAGCCACTTGGTTCAGGCAACTGGGATCTTTGTTCTTCAATCGTTTTTGGATTTAAAGGTTCTTTTTCTTCTGTAAGTTTTGTAGCCGTCTTGTATTTTTCTTCCAAAGCGTTTTTATGTTTTGGAATTTCCTTTGATGTCGATAACATTTCCTTGCTCATCTTTTTGCTCCTTATGTTCTAGCAGGTTAGAGATTTCCTGTAATAAATATTGATAAGTTCTCGCTTGCCCTAACATATATTGATATTTTTCCATATTGTCAACCCCACCTGTTATCATTGTATCCCCAACAGATTGAAGCCTATCTTTTATAAGTATTTGCATTTTTGATACTATTTCTAGTCCATCCATCATATTATTCTTCTCCTTCTTCTCTAAAAGAATCTAAAGCATCTAGCTTTTCCTCTGCTTGTGCAATCTTTTCTAATTGTTTATCTACTTCTTCTAAGTGTTGTGGATGCTCACCAATCCCTACTGAATTAGTAAGGTATATGTTTATTATAGCATGTGCTGCAGATATTTCTGCTTCGTACTTATCTTCTAACGCTTGTATTAATCCTTTTCTCATATTCTTTCCTTTCCTAATTTATTTTGTTTTTTTTGATAT